TCGCCCACAGCTGGGCGGAGAAAGCGGCGAAGCGCGGGGCCGTCGTGGAGCTCCGCTCCCTGGAGGAGGATGTGTGCTCCGACGGGGCAGAGCTTGCCCGGATGTTTATCCGCGGCGAAGACGATGTGCTCTCCTCCTCCGATCTCTGCGCCCGCTGGCAAAATGGCGTCGAAATCCAAAAATAAGCAAAAGGCCGTGCCCAAATTGGGCACGGCCTCTTGCTATCCCCTGATGTCATCCGCCAGGTGGGCATAGGCCCTCCGGCGGAGCTTATAGAGCCCGTCTATGCTGAGGCTGAGCCGGGCGGCAGTCTGCAGGCAGCTGCGGCCCAGGACGTCCACCTCAACGATGCAGGTCTCCTCGTCCGGCGGCAAGCCCGCCGCACGGACCGCCTCCGTGGCCCGGCGTGGGGCCATGCCGGAGAGCAGCGCTCTGATCTCCCGGTGCTGTGCGTCCATCTTGTCGCCGGACTTGCAGGACACGGCGGGGCCGTGCGGATGTTGCCATCATCTGGCTTGCCTCCTCTCAAATTGTTAGCCCGTCCAGTCGGCGCGGGCCTCGCGAATGTCGATGTGGGTAAAGCCCTGCTTGGCATAGATGCCAACGCCGCCCCAGTCGGGCATGATCTCCCGGGCGTAAGCGGCAACCTGGGCGGGCGTCTTGCCCTTGACGCTGATGTCCGCCGCCGTGCCGTAGCAGTGCTGGGAATGGGCTACGCCGCCGACCTTGGTGTTGTACTGCGGCGTCCGGTAGGCGCTGTGGATAGTCACCGGTGCCGCGAAGTGGCTCCGGATGCTCTGCAGCACCATCACCAGCCGGGGTGCCACCAGGACGGCGTCGCTGCCGTCGCTGCACGCGAACTCGCTCACCTTGAAGTTGGTGGACAGCTTTTTGGAGCCGTCCTGGGCCTTGCTGTACGCGTTGATCTCTACCATAGGCTTGCCTCCCTCCGGCTCATTGTCGTTGAGATATACCAGGATGTAGTGCTGCACCCTCCGGGAGCTGGTGATCCGCTGGCCCTGGAAGTCGCACTGGCTGCTGCCGCCGCTGTCCAGCATCACGGCGCTGGTCCAGCCCGCCCGGGTCAGGTCGTCCCGCAGGGCCTCCGGCGTCCGGGCGGAAGCGGAGCCGTCCCGGGAGCAGTAGAGGGCCAGCCGGTCGCCCTTGATGCCGATGGCGCTCCTGCCCCGCTTGCCGCCCTGTCCGGGATCGTAGGTAAGCTTGCTCAGGGCCTTGCCGCTGACGATCAGGGGCGTGCAGGCGATGTAGCTGCGGGCGCTGTCCGGCAGCGCGTCCATGCGGATGTCCGGCCCCTGGTCCCAGGCGTAGCCTGCCACGGTGTAGGCGGGCGTCGCCAGGACCTTGCCGTCCGCCTTGAGGTGGCAGTTGACGGCCAGGGTGCGCATGTTGTAGAGGGTCCCGTTGATCCCGTAATCCGCCCCCGTCTCCCGCATGATCTGGGTCAGCGTCTTCCGTCGGGTGTTGACGTAGATCTGGATGCGCCCGATCCGGGAGAGCGGCACGGTCACCGCGCAGGGGTTACTCATTGAGCTGCCGCATGGCCTGGTTGGCGCCGGTGGCAGCGAGGCCGGAGACGATGCCGATGGCCGCCGCCGTGATGTAGTCGGTGGCCGGGAAGTCCGGCATGAGGTACATGGCGGCGATGCCAAGGATCAGGCCGCAGACGCCGCAGATGATGGGGATCCACTTGCTGTCCACGGCGCTGGCCTTGACGGCCTGCCCGATCAGCAGGCAGATGACGGTGATGGCCGCCACCCCCGTAATGCCCAGGGTGTTGATATCCATACTGTTCTCCTTTCCGCGGGGGTCTCCCCCGCTCACGATTACTTAGTGCAGCTCAACAGACGAGACAACGCCGTTGGCGCCTAGCCAAAGGCCGCATTCGTCCCCCAAGGAATTGCGCAGCTTAATAATTTGGTGCTCGGCGGACAAATGCAGCGACTTTGTCCACACTACTCCGTGGAGGCGCAAGTACACGCCTATGCCAGGAGAGTTAAAGCCCATTGTAGTGCTTGTTCCTGCGACCTGAAGTGCACAATCGCCAGCACGTGTAGCAACGATCCACCCAGCACCAGCAGCGTAGCAACCGTCTCCAGAATGCAGTTCGCCATAATCCTGCGAGTTGTTTTGATCGATTGCGTATGCAGATTTCACCACATCGAAGGCGACAGCATCATCAGATACTTTGTAGTATTCAAACCCGTTGTGGATGAAATGATCTCGCCCGTCGGTATCTCCGGTCCAGGAATACTCGTGCTCCACGGTCACGATATCATATACGTTGGATAAATCAACGTACTTTGCCGGGATCTGTACCGCCTCAACGATATCCGAATGTGTCAGCGAGCGGCAATACGTCTCACTGTCTACATATATCATGTAGACGCCAGGATGCTCCCAATATGCGCCAAGCGCAGTAACTGGGCGGTATACGACTAAGGCGAATTCGCCAATGATTGTAAAACCATCGTCTTGGCCAAGGTCTGCAGCCTCAAAAGGACCGTACTCCTTCTCAGCACCAGAAAGTACGACTGAAACAGTGCTATTGCAAAGTTCGAACAAAGTGGGCGTCAAATCGGATACTCGGACAAAGGATTCATCGCCCAGATTGACGGTCTCCCGATCCCCGATTGTCCCATCCCATGAAATGCTTACAGCTGGATACTTCACATCATATCCATAGCTCTGCCCTTTCGTCCACAGCCTCCCGTCCGCATCTACGCCAACAGGCTCCGTCATCTCTTTTGTTTTCGGGCCCGGTCTCGCCAACTTGAAAGAAATTGCTTGGCACATCAGCCGCAAATTCTGCTTATTCATACTAGCCCCTCACTCACCCGGGATTGTACATGGTGCCGTTTTTGGCAAGTGTCCCATTATCGTCAAAAGTTTCCACATAGGTCACAGCAGTGGGGTCCGTCTGCGTGCCATCGCTGTTCTCCCAGTAAATACTTGTTGGGGAAATCACATTGCCGTCCCCTTTGTCGATGCGAACAATGCCGTCCATAAAAGCATCGTAGACCTGTTGAGCGGTTGCCTCAGCATCGCCAAGCCACAAACTATACGTTACAGTAATCGCCATCTTATTTTTTCTCCTTCCGTTGGAACACCGTTACCTGTGCGGACGGGTTTTGGCTATTGCCACCCAGTCCGGCTTTTTCGGCGGACATCCTCTTTGCCTCGTTCCCGTCCACTAGGATAATGCTGGCATCCTGCGGAAGCTCTTCCAGCTCAACTAACTCTGTTACCCTGCGAAGTTCCATAATACCTCCTTACCACCAAAGAACATTTCCGTTTTCATCTGCCAAAACAGCGCCGCTGCCATCTTCGACAGCCGCCAGCAGTCTATTTTCAGCCAATACATCCAGGATATCAGAGACCATCAGCTGGTCCGGCTGCCACCGAGCCCCGTCCGCCGTGCGGACCACGATGTCCCCCGGGTCTCCGCCGGGCGGCAGGCTGCCGTCAATGGCGATGGGCAGGCCCGTGTCCCGGTACGCCCCATCCTGCCAGATGAGCCAGGTCTGGGTCTCCTCGTTAATGCGGGGCGGGTGCTCCGTGGCATCCTGGGCGGCCATGGCCGCGCCCGCCGCCGCATCCGCCGAGCCCTTCGCCGCCTTGGCGGCGTCCTCTGCGGCTTTCTGCGCCTCCTGGGCATTCTTGGCCCCCTGCTGGGCCGCTGCGGCGTCCTTGCCTGCCTGGTCCAGCCAGCCCTGCTGCACCTCGCCGGGGTCCCCGCAGGCGCAGAGGGAAGGCGCCACCAGCGTCCGCCAGGTCTGGGACTTGGCCAGCGTGTCCCCCACGTAGTAAGATAGCTGCACGTCGCCCCAGCCGGGCTTGTCCACGTCGGCGGCCCGCAGCACCCAGACCGCCGTGTCCTCCTCCTGCGTCACGCCGCAGGGATAGGGCTCCGCGTCCCCCGCCCGCTTGGCGCAGAGGCTCACGGCGCCGTCGCCGTAAGCCGCCCGCCAGGCCCGGAGGTCGAAGACCACCTGTCGGGCCAGCGTCTCACCCTTGCGCCCCAGCGCCAGGTGAACGCCGGGATGGGCATAGATACTCTGCATACCCGCCTCCTTACCGCAGCACCCTGCGGCCCTCGACGGCGTACCAGTCGCCCTTGAGGCAAACGAAGGCGGGCATCTCGCCGCAGTCGCAGTCCACCAGCTCATCGTCCCGGACCTGCACGGGGTCCAGGGTGCCGGTGCCGGTGTCCAGCAGGCCCCAGCCATCGGCGATCATCTCCGGCGTCAGCCGGGGGCGGTCCGGGTCCACCAGGATGGGGTGGCCCAGCTCCCGAAGACGCCGGTTGCACTCCTCCAGGGTGATGCCGCCCTGGGCGTAGGCGTTGACGGTCTCAGTAACCTTGCTCATGCTCTCGCTCCTCTCTCACATCCCGCCGCCGCTGATGAGCCAGGCGGCAAAGGCCCCCCGCCAGAGCCGCCAGCAGCGTGCTCACAATGCTGTCCCAGCGCTTGCCGGGCCGGGCCGCCAGGCCCTTGACATCCTCCTTGATCTCCGCCAGGTCCTGCTTGACATGCCCCTGCTCGTTGGCCAGCTCCCGCACGGAGGAGGTCAACTCCAGCAAGGCCTTCTGGTCTGCCTCCAGCTTCTTGATCCGCCCCTCGTTGCGCCGGGAGCGGTCATCCACCTCCTGCAGCCGCCGCACATACTCAGTCTCGTTCTCCATGGGTCACCTCCTCAAAATTATCGGATCCTCTCGATGCGCACGCATCCCGCGCCGCCGGACCCCGCACCCAGCCAGCCGGTATAGTAGGCGTCGTTGCGGACTGCGGTCGGCTTGCCGCCTCCTCCGCCGTAGCCGCCTCCGCCTCCGGCCCCGGAGTAGTAGCCCTTGGTACTGCCAACATAATACAGATTGCCGTTGGCTCCGCTGCCGGCCCCGCGGCTGCCGGTCCTGCCGTTGCTGGTATGTGTGTTGCCGTCCCTCGTAACTTTCCCGAAGAACATATCTTCCGGTCTTACCCAATAGGCTTGGTCTCCATAGAGAGC